CAACGAATACGAAGTTGAAGGCCGCATTTACATCAGCGGTCTAGTGCGTAACGCCAAAGACGCGCAACGGATGTACAACTATTGGACTAGCCAAGAGGCAGAAATGCTGGCGCTGGCTCCAAAGGCCCCGTTTATTGGTTATGGCGGTCAGTTTGAGGGTTATGAGTCCCAATGGAAGACCGCGAACACCCAGAATTGGCCGTATTTGGAGGTAAACCCGGATGTAACGGACGGCCAGGGTGCGATTCTGCCGTTGCCTCAACGTGCGCAACCTCCAATGGCGTCTTCTGGCCTGATGCAAGCCAAATTGGGCGCGTCGGAAGACATCAAGTCTGCAACTGGACAGTACAACGCATCACTTGGGCAGCAATCAAACGAACGTTCTGGCAGGGCTATTTTGGCCCGCCAGCGTGAGGGAGATGTTGGCACTTATCATTACCAAGACAACTTAGCGCGGGCAGTTCGTTACGTTGGACGCCAGTTGGTTGACCTGATCCCTAAGATTTACGACACGCAGCGGATTGCCCGCATTATCGGACTGGATGGCGAGACCAAAATGGTCAAGATTGACCCGACTCAGGTCGAGCCGGTTCGTAAGATCCAGAACCAAGAAGGGATTGTGATTGATAAGGTCTACAATCCGTCTGTTGGCAAATACGACGTGGTTGTAGCGACCGGCCCAGGCTACGCGACCAAGCGCCAAGAGGCTCTTGAGGCGATGGCGCAACTGCTACAGGGTAACCCGCAGTTGTGGACTGTGGCGGGCGATTTGTTCGTTAAGAACATGGACTGGCCGGGTGCTCAAGAGATGGCAAAGCGGTTTGCCAAGACGATTGACCCCAAGCTGATGGGCGACGCCGAGGATAATCCTGCACTGCAAGCAGCGCAACAGCAGATGCAAGCGATGGCGGCAGAACTGGATCAACTGCACCAGATGTTGCAAAATGTCGGCAAGTCTATGGAAGCGCAGGACATGGAGCGCAAGGACTACGAAGCCAAGATCAAGGCGTTTGACGCTGAGACTAAACGCATCGCTGCGGTTCAAGCCGGTATGTCCGAAGAGCAGATCCAAGATATTGTCATGGGTACCCTGCATGGCATGATCACTTCTGGCGATCTGGTTGGCGAGATGCCTGGGCGGGAAACTAATGAAATGTTGCCAGAATCGGCTGAGTACGGAGCACCACAATGAAAGCCGCTGATTTCGTAGGTCTGCTATTCTTGGGGCGTGATGTAGCCCATAGCGTACACCTGAACACCCGCAGTTTCAGCAAGCACAAGGCGTTGCAGAAGTTCTACGAACTGATTATTGAGGCTGCGGACGATTTTGCTGAAGCGTACCAAGGCCGGCATGGTCTGATTGGCCCGATCACGTTGATGTCAGCCAAGAAAACGACTAATATCATAGAATTCTTGGAAGCGCAGTTGGCTGAGATTGAAGCTGCGCGATATGAAGTTGTTGACAAGACTGACATGGCTTTGCAGCAGTTGATTGACAACATCATCGAAGTCTATTTGAGAACCCTCTACAAACTGCGCTTTTTGGCGTGAGGTAATTATGGCTGCGACATACAAATATCTAACGGCTTCGGCCAACGTGAAGACGATGGCGGGCAAGCTGAAAGGCATCTTTGTGTCTGCCGCTAGCGGAACGCCCACGATTACGGTCTATAACAGCGCTGCTGCCACCACAACCGACACGCTGTTGGGTGTGTTTACGCCAACCGCCGCTACTAGCTACACGTTTACGGGCGATGAAGGCGGGGTGTCTTTCAGTTCTGGTCTGTACATTGTGATCAGCGGAACTGTCGCTGCAACGGTGTTTTTCGAGTAAAGCATGGCAAATACCACGATTTCGGCACTACCGTCAGCGACTACCCCGCTAGCGGGTACTGAAGTCGTTCCTATTGTCCAGGGTGGTGTAACCAAGAAGGTTGCTGTTAGCAACATTGGTGGCGGGTCTGGAACGGTTACTAGCGTATCCGTTGTTAGCGCAAATGGTTTGGCCGGAAGCGTGGCGACTGCAAGCACCACGCCAGCCATTACGCTTTCTACGACCGTTAGCGGGGTTGTTAAAGGTTCTGGCGGTGCTTTAACCGCAGCCACTGCCGGAACTGATTATCTTGTACCCCCGTCGGGAACGTCCATTCTTAAAGCTGGCGGTGGCGGCGCTCTGGCAAACGCTGTAGCCGGTTCGGATTACCAGGCTCCAATTACGCTGACCACAAGCGGCACTAGCGGTGCTGCTACGTTTATCAGCAACACGCTAAACATCCCACAGTATTCCAGTGGCGGTGGTTCTGGAACTGTAACAAGCGTTGGCCTTTCTGCTCCCGCGTTTTTGTCGGTTACGGGAAGTCCGGTAACCACATCGGGAACGCTCGCACTATCGTATTCAGGCACTGCGCTGCCCGTTGCCAACGGAGGAACGGGTCAAATTACTGCAAACGCTGCGCTTAATGGTTTGCTTCCATCGCAAACCAGTCAAAGCGGCAAAGTTCTGTCTACTGACGGGACAAATACGTCTTGGATTGCAGCCGGTGGAACAGGAACGGTTACCAGCGTTGGTATGTCTGTTCCGGCATTTTTGTCGGTTACTGGATCACCAGTCACTGCTAGCGGCACTTTGGCTGTTTCGTTGTCCGGTACTGCTTTGCCAGTTGCCAATGGCGGTACTGGCGCAACAACTGCAACTTCTGCGTTTGATGGGCTTGCCCCAACTCAAACGGGCAATTCTGGCAAGTACCTGACAACCAACGGCACAACAACGTCTTGGGCTACGGTATCTGGAACCGGAACAGTAACAAGTGTTGCCCAATCGTTTACCGGCGGTATTGTTTCTGTTTCTGGTTCGCCAATTACAACGTCTGGCACGTTGGCATTGACAGTTGCTGGAACAAGCGGCGGCGTTCCCTACTTTTCAAGCGGAACAACCTGGGCAACAAGCGCAGCACTTGCGGCTAATGCGCTTGTAGTTGGCGGCGGGGCCGGTGCGGCTCCTGCCACAGTTACAACTGGAACTGGAGTTGTAACTGCGCTCGGCGTCAACACGGGCAACGCCGGTGCTTTTGTTGTTAATGGTGGCGCTCTTGGAACGCCAGCAAGCGGTACGGTTACAAACCTAACCGGCACCGCCAGTATCAACATCAACGGCACGGTTGGCGCATCAACACCCACAACCGGGGTGTTTACCACCGCAACTGTTCGCTCAACCGCAGTACAAGATTTTGTTGCTTTGCAAGGTCGAGCGGGCGGGACAAACAGTTACGGCGTAACGATTACGCCAACAACGCTGACTGCCAGCCAAACTTTGACGCTTCCAGATGCCAGCGGGACTATCCTGCAAAGCGGAACAACAGTCACAGTTGGGCAAGGCGGTACTGGAACGTCAACACTGACTGGAATTGTAAAAGGTAACGGAACTAGCGCATTTACTGCCGCTACTGCTGGTACAGACTATTCAGCAGGCACCAGCGCTCTTGCAACAGGTATTGTCAAATCAACGACTACTACGGGGGCGCTGTCAATTGCAGTTGCCAATACAGATTATCAATCTCCGATTACGCTTACAACGACTGGAACTAGCGGAGCCGCTACTTTTGTTGGAAATACGCTTAATATTCCGCAATACACTGGCGGCGGATCTTCTGGTCCCATTCTTGAATCTTACCAAACTATCAGTTCCAACTATTCTATAACCTCTGGTTCTAATGGATTTAGCATTGGGCCTGTCACCGTGGCAACAGGCGTTGCCGTAACCGTACCCACAGGCCAAGCTTGGGTTGTAGCTGTCTATTAAAGGACTAACATGAGTTCAATCAAACTTCAAGGCAACGCTAGCGGCGCAGGGGCCTCTGTTCTTCAGTCGGCAAATACCGCAAGCACACTTACCCAGACGCTGCCATCTACGGATGCGGTGACGCTTGGATACCTCAACGCTCCCCCGGTTGGTACCAAGACGGCCAGCTACACGTTGGCGGTTGGTGACGTTGGCAAGTACGTTCAGTTGGGGACGTCTGGTGCGATTGTGATCCCAACGTCTACGTTTAGCGATGGTGATTTGATTTCAATCTACAACAACACCTCGGCAACGGCTACGATTACTTGTTCTGCGCCAACGGCTTACATTGCCGGGTCAAACACGGTTGTGACGTCAGCGACGCTTGCAATTCGCGGTGTTTGCACTGTTCTGTTTAGTTCTGCCACCACCTGCGTCCTGACGGGCAACTTGTCATGAGTGGAATTATGCTTGCTGTGTTGGGCGGGAAAGGCAGCCTTTCCGCTCCAACAGCTGTGGAATATCTTGTAATCGCAGGCGGCGGGGGCGGTGCAATTGGTGGCGGGGGTGGGGGCGGTGGTGCAGGTGGACTTCTAACAAATTCTGCATACGTTGTATCAGGTGGAACATCGTATACCGTTACTGTTGGCGCAGGTGGCACAGGTGGCACGGGTGGTTCTGACCAACCCGGAACAAACGGTTCTAATTCTGTTTTTGGTACTGGCACAGTAACTAACAGCGCCGCAACCAGTGGTTCTATTACTTCTGTGGGTGGCGGCAGAGGCGCGTGTACTGGAACCACTGGAACAAGTGGTGGTTCTGGAGGCGGTGGATATATTATTACTTCTGGTATTGCAGGAACTGGAACTGCTGGTCAGGGAAATAACGGAGTTCAAGGAAACAATAATGCCGGAGCAAACGGCGGCGGCGGCGGAGGCGCTGGGGGCGTTGGAACGGGTCCCGGTTTATTAGTTGGTGGAACTGGAGGCGCTGGTCTTGCATCTTCAATTACTGGTTCGTCAGTAACTTATGCTGGCGGCGGCGGCGGCGGCGGTCAAAACGTAGCGGGTGGCGCAGCAGGTAGTGGGAACACCGGAGCCGGTGGTGGGCCGGGACCAGCAGCGGGCGCGGCAGGAACTACAAATGCAGGTGGTGGTGGCGGCGGTGCGGCTTACACATCATCTGGTGGTCCAGGAGGAGCAGGAGGTTCTGGCGTTGTAATTATTGCTTACCCATCTACTTTTGCTCCAATCACAACGATCCCTGGTGGGTTGACATATTCTGTCAGCACTTCTAGCCGCACTGGATATCGTGTATACACATTCACCGCCGGTACTGGCTCTATTACTATTTAATGATCATGGACTATTACGCTTTCCTTGATGAAAAAAATGTTGTAACAGAAGTCATTGGCGGTAAAGACCAAGGATCTGACAACACTGATTGGGAACAATGGTACGGTGAATTCCGTGGTCAAGTCTGCAAACGTTCTCGGACAGACGGATTTCGCAAAAATTATGCTGGCATTGGTTTTACTTACGACGCAACCCGTGACGCATTCATCCCTCCACAACCGTTTCCGTCTTGGGTATTGAACGAAGAAAATTGTTTGTGGTATTCCCCTGTTCCAATGCCTGTGGATGATCGGCCGTACTACTGGGACGAAGCCACTACGTCATGGATTGCAGTTCCAACCGAATAATGTAAGATAACCGTACTGGCGCGGCACACCAGGGAATCCAAGGATTCAAAATGTCCGAAGAAGTAGTAGCGTCTGAAGCGGAAGTAGCGCCCGCGCCGGAACTGGAAGCCACGGCGGCCCCGGAACCTGTAGATACGCCGGAAGTTGCGCCCAAGACATTCTCGCAAGAGGAACTTGATGCCGCGATTCAGAAACGCCTCGCAAGAGAGCAGCGAAAGTGGGAGCGTGAGCGTCAAGCACCGCCGCCCGTTGCAGTTGATGTCCCGCCTGTAGATCAGTTTGATTCGGTTGATGCTTACGCAGAAGCCAAAGCAATTAAGCTAATCGAGCAGCGCGAACAGCAAAAGCAGCAAGCGGAGATTCTTGAAGCGTATCACGACCGTGAAGAAGAGGCTCGGTCTAAATACGATGACTTTGAACAAGTCGCGTATAACCCAACCCTCAAAATCACGACTGTGATGGCGCAAGCGGTTCAAGCCTCTGATGCTGGCCCTGATATAGCCTACTATCTCGGGTCCAATCCAAAAGAAGCTGATCGCATTTCCCGTCTTAGCCCGATTTTGCAGGCAAAGGAGATTGGAAGACTTGAGGCTAAAATAGCCTCGGATGTTCCGGTTAAACGTACTACATCAGCGCCAGCACCGATTTCACCTGTAACTGCCAGAACTTCAGGCAATCCGAGTTATGACACCACGGACCCACGGTCCACTAAAGCGATGTCTACCTCGGAATGGATTGAAGCAGAAAGGCAGCGCCAGAGAAAAAAGTGGGACGCCAAGCATCGCTAACTTCTTTTAGGACTTATTACCGTGTCAAATAGCATTCTTACGATTGACATGATCACCAGGAAGGCTCTCGAAATCCTTGAGAACAACCTTGTGATCACCCGTAACGTCAACCGCCAATACGATGACTCCTTCGCTGTTGAAGGTGCCAAGATTGGTTCGACCCTGCGTATCCGTCTGCCCGACCGCGCGCTTGTGACTGATGGTGCTGCCCTGCAAGTTCAGGACGACAACGAGCAGTTCACGACCCTGACGGTCAGCACCCAAAAGCACATCGGCGTCAACTTCACCAGCGCCGAACTGACGATGCAGTTGGACGACTTTGCAGAGCGCGTTCTTAAGCCGCGTATCTCGCAGTTGGCCTCCAGCATCGACGCTGACGTTGCTAATGCGTACAAGAACATCTACGCATCGGTCGGCACCCCAGGCACCGTTCCTGCAACGTCGCTGGTTCTGCTGCAAGCGCAACAGAAACTGAACGAAGCCGCTGCCGTCATGGACCCACGTTACGCAACGGTTAACCCCGCTGCCAACGCCGGTTTGGTCGAAGGCATGAAAGGTCTGTTTAACCCAACGGATACCATCAGCAAGCAGTTCAAAAACGGCATGATGGGAACTGGTGTTCTTGGGTTTGACGAGATCAATATGTCTCAGTCGATCAAGCAGCACACCACGGGTTCGTGGGGAACTGCCATCACCGTTAGTTCTACCGTGACCACCCAAGGTCAATCGACCCTTGGTATTTCGTTCACCGGCTCCAGCAAAACTTGGAACGTTGGCGATATCTTCACGGTCGCTGGCGTGTACGCTGTTAACCCACAGACCCGCGAGTCCACTGGTTCGCTCCAGCAGTTCGTTGTTACGCAAGCCGTGACTGGTTCTTCTTCCGCTACCCTGAGCATTTCGCCGGCGCTTTACACGTCGGATAACGCTCTGGCAACGGTTGATAGCTTCCCGCAGTCTGGCGCTGTTGTGACCATGTTCGGTTCGTCGGCTACTCAGTACCCACAGAACTTGGTCTACCACAAGGACGCAATCACGTTCGCCACGGCTGACCTCCTGCTGCCGCAGGGTGTTGACATGGCTTCGCGCGCTGTCCACAACGGTATCAGCCTGCGTGTGGTTCGCCAGTACGACATCAACAACGACCGTCTGCCATGTCGTATTGACGTTCTGTATGGCTTCTCAACGATCCGTCCGCAGATGGCTTGCCGCCTCTGGGGTTGAACCTTTTAATCGCAAGGAAATATCATGGCTCTCCCTAATGGCGCAGGTGGTTACCAAGTTGGTGACGGCAACCTGAATGAAGTTATTCTCGGCTATCAGCCGGCTCCTCTGTCTGTTGCTGCTACGGCAACCCTGACCGCCGCTCAAGTCGCCTCTGGCGTCCTGTTGGTTGGTTCGGGTGCTACTGCTGCCCAGACGTACACGCTGCCCACTGGCGCGTCTATTGACGCTCTGGTGTCCAGCGCCAAAACTAACAGCACCTTTGAGTTGGTGTTGGTTAACTTGGGTACGTCTTCGGGTACGGCAGCTTTGGCAGTTGGCACTGGCGTGACCGATGGCGGAAACGCTTTGACGTCGGTTGCCGTTACTGCAAGCGGTCGGTTCCTGTTCCGTCGTACTGGCGATTCGACTTACGTTGTCTACCGTCTGGGCTAAAAACCTAAGACTGAAGGGGAGGGCCACAAGCCTTCCCCTTTTTTAAGGAGTTAATATGTCAAATTCGCAAGCATCTGGAGTCGCGTATAGCGATCCAGAATTTACGACCTGCTACGCAAGCCAAGAGATTGGTTACAGCGCAGCCGCTCAAGGTGCAGTTACGCAACTTACTGACAAAACCACGGCGGTGACTCTTAACAAGTCTTCTGGCCGGATTACGATGTCTAACGCAGCGTTGGCTGGCAACACTGCCGTGTCGTTTACGCTGAACAACAACCTGCTATCGGCTAACGATACGGTAATCGTTTGTATTTCGGGCGGTGCTACTACCGGGGCGTACACTTCGTATGTGACGTCGCTGACCACTGGTTCTGCAATTCTGACGCTTCGCAACTTGACTGGCACTTCGTACTCTGAGGCGGTGATCCTCAACTACGCAGTTATTCACGGCGCTTAAACGGCGGGGCTTCGGCCCCTCCTACTGAGGTTTACGATGCAAACATATTCCGCTGGCGATCAGATCAACCGCGCCTTGCGCTTGCTTGGTGTGCTAGCAGAAGGTGAAACGTCATCTGCTTCGGTGATGCAAGATTCATTGACGGCAATGAATCAGATGATTGATAGTTGGAACACTGAAAAACTGTCAACGTTTAATACTCAAGACCAAACGTATCTTTGGACGCCTGGTTTTATTACGCAGACGCTTGGGCCTTCTGGTAACTTTGTAGGCAACCGCCCAATCCTGCTAGATGATTCGACATACTTCCGTGATCCGTCTACGAACGTGTCTTACGGCATCAAATTCATCAACCAGCAGCAGTACGATGGCATCGCGGTTAAGACCGTGACCTCCACTTATCCACAGGTGATGTGGATAAACATGGAATACCCTAACATCACGATGACAATCTACCCCAAACCCACGCGGGTTTTGGAGTGGCACTTCATTAGCGTTGATGAACTGATGCAACCAGCTACGCTGGCGACCGTTATGGCTTACCCACCGGGTTATCTGCGGGCGTTCACCTACAATCTGGCGATGGAGATTGCTCCTGAGTTTGGTATTGAACCATCAGAGCAGGTTAAGCGCATCGCCATGACCAGCAAGCGTAACCTCAAGCGCATCAACAATCCTGACGATGTGATGGCGATGCCGTACTCGCTGGTTGCGACGCGCCAGCGCTTCAACGTCTACGCTGGTAACTACTGATGCAAACGCCGATTCTGGGATCGGCGTATGTTGCCCGCAGCATCAATGCTGCTGACAACCGCATGGTCAATCTCTTTCCTGAGATTGTCCCCGAAGCCGGTAAAAACCCTGCGTTTCTGAATCGTGCGCCAGGACTGCGCCTGCTGGCTACTGCTGGCGATGGTCCCGTGCGGGGCCTGTGGACGTATGGTGGGGTTGGCTATATTGTTAGTGGCGACAAACTCTACTCAATGGCAGGGTTTGGTACGCCGGTTGTTATTGGTACGGTGTCCGGCACTGGTCCGGTCAGCATGGCTGATAACGGTACGCAACTGTTCATTGCTTGTGGTGGGCCTAGCTATATTTACAACAACAGCACAGGCGCGTTTGGTCCGATCACTGATCCAAACTTCCCCGGCGCATTGACCGTTGGTTATCTTGACGGTTACTTTGTATTCATTGAACCCAACAGCCAAAAAGTCTGGGTGACTTCGCTGCTGGACGGTACTTCAATCAACCCGTTGGATTTTGCCAGCGCAGAAGGCTCGCCAGACAATCTGGTCAGCATGATCGTTGACCACCGAGAAGCGTGGCTGTTTGGGACCAACTCGGTTGAAGTGTTCTACGACGCAGGAAACGCAGACTTTCCGCTGCAACGCATCCAAGGTGCGTATAACGAAATCGGTTGCGCTGCAACATTTTCAGTAGCCAAACTAGACAATGGTTTGTTCTGGCTTGGGGCAGACGCTCGCGGTCAAGGCATCGTCTATCGTTCACAGGGCTACACAGGCGTCCGTGTCAGCACCCACGCAATTGAATACGCGATTGCTCAGTACGGCAACATCAGCGATGCGATTGGCTACACATATCAGCAAGAAGGCCATGCTTTCTACGTCCTGACGTTCCCGTCTGCCAACAAAACTTGGGTGTACGACGTATCTACACAAGCGTGGCATGAGCGCGCTGGATTTGACAACGGCAGTTTTACGCGGCACCGCAGCAATTGCCAAATGGCGTACAACAGTCAGATTGTTGTTGGCGATTTTGAAAACGGCAACCTGTACGCGTTTGACTTAGACGTTTACGCTGACAATGGGAACACCCAAAAATGGTTGCGTTCTTGGCGGGCGTTGCCTACGGGTCAGAACAATCTAAACCGCACCGCGCATCATAGTCTGCAACTAGATTGCGAGTCTGGCGTTGGTCTTAGCGGCCCAGACTATAGCGACCCAACGTATCTAATTACTGAAAGTGGTCTTTTTCTAACAACAGAAGCCGGCGATTTTTTGATTTCTTACGAAGGCAGCGCCACCGTTGGTGTAGATCCTAAAGTTATGCTGCGCTGGTCTGACGATGGCGGCCACACTTGGTCAAACGAGCATTGGTCCCCAATCGGCAAGATTGGCGTTTACCAGCAGCGGGTCTTCTGGCGTCGCCTTGGTATGACGCTCAAACTGCGCGACAGAGTTTACGAAGTGTCCGGCACAGATCCGGTCAAGATCGCAATCATGGGCGCTGAACTGCACTTGAGCGGGACCAACGCATAATGGCAGTTACCAATAACACCACCACAATTCCATCGTCGCGGGTTCCATTAACGGATGACCGCACGGGTTTGATTGCGCGTGAGTGGTATCGGTATCTCAATAACCAATACACCAAGACCAGTCAAAACGCCAACGCGGTGACTCCCGGCGACTATGGCGCGATTGGTGACGGTGCGGTTGATGACTCGGCCAGCATCCAAGCTGCGCTTAATTCTGGCTACGATGTTTACCTGCCGCCAGGACGCGTCTACGCAATTGGCACGACGCTTACGATGTCCACGCCTAATCAATCGTTTGGTGGGCCTGGAGTTCTGCGTATTGTTGGAGCAATCAACGGTCTAGAACTGATCTCGCCAACGTCTACGATTGTGACCGGCATACAGTTGGATCTGACGTTTAACTCGCCTACGCAGACTGCTGGCTGGGCGGTCTACATCAACAATAGTAGCCGCGTCAAAATCAACAAGCTGAACATCATTAGCGGCTTCGGTGGCTTGTACGTACAACAGGCCAATTGGGTAGTTGTGGACTTTATGTGGGCGTCCCTCTCCGGTCCCGGCGTTAAATGGTACGGCAACGACTCAACTCGATCTGACCTGCTGATACTTAACTCGGTGGTGGTAGATACGGGCGACACTTACTACGGCATGGACTGGGATGGTAACTGCCATAGCCTGACGGTCAAATACCTTGGCATTGTCGGCGGCAAGGGCATGATTATCCGCAACACGGGCGGCGTGACAACTTTCCCCGCTATTGGTCGCATCGGTCAGGTTGAGGTGGACTACTCCACCGGCATCGGTGTGGAGATTCAAGCCGGTCTGGACTATGACTTTGTGATGCCCTACGTCTTGGGCGCGGCGTCTGATGGGTTCCGCATTGGAGCAGCAATTAACGCTTACGAAGTCCGCATCACTGGCGGCAAGTCTATCGGCAACGGTGGCTACGGCATCAACAACTTGGGCGGCGTATTGTTGTACGCGGGCGATACCGCTTTGTACTCCAACAGTCTTGGTGAAATTAACGGTCAAGCGTGGAACAAATCACCTCGCCAAGCGATTGATGATAATTTTTACCTGACAACTAGCAGCAATACGCCACAAATTGTTTTTTCTCCTACAAATTTTCTTTCGTATGACCGTACTGCCAACCAATTAAACGTTCAGATTGGCGGCACGGGAACGGCTACGTTTTCTGCTTCTGCAACGCAATCGTATGTGCCGGTTTACGCGACCGGATTGCGTTTGCTTGGGTCTACTACCGGATACACAGCATTCTCGCCAGCAGCGTCTGGTCCGTCTGTGACGTATACGTTGCCAACGGCAATTGGAACATCAAACCAAGTTCTCAGCACAGATGGGTCTAACAATCTGTTTTGGGCAACGGTTAGCGGAGGCGGGGGCGTTACTAGCGTCGGTGTTACGTCGCCGGTTGTCAACACAGGAACTTCAACTGCGCCTGTAATTGGGGTAAACGCAACCAACGCAAATACTGCAAACTATCTTGTTCAGCGCGATGGAAGCGGAAATTTTACCGCCGGTACTATCACGGCAACTCAGTTTACGGTTGGAACTAATTATTATCTAAATTTTTCTGGGTCAAACCCTCAACAGGTTTGGGCATCAACAAGCTATGTTTCTTATGACCGAACAAATGATCAGCTAAACTCAATTATTGCTGGTAACGGAATCTTCAAACTTGCGGCTACCTACGCTCAATCGCTCAAGCCTCTTGTCCTTCCTCAGTACACAGTGGCAACGCTTCCGTCTGGCATTCAGGGGGCAACTGCTTACGTTACAGACGCCTCTGCCCCTGCGTATAATACAACCGTCGTTGGTGGCGGAACATCAGTTGTCCGTGTCTTCTTTGACGGAACCAGTTGGAAAACCTGACATGACCACATATATCTCGCCACAACCAAAACTGCAATTTCTGGACAACAACGGTGTGCCGTTGTCGGGCGGGAAGGTTTACACCTACGCAGCCGGAACCACCACGCCGCTTACGACCTACACGGACTACACCGGCAACACGGCAAACTCCAATCCAGTCATTCTGAACAGCCGCGGCGAATGCGACATCTGGCTTGGCACTTCTTCGTACAAGTTCAAACTAGCGACTTCAACGGACGTTGAAGTTTGGACCGTTGACAACATCTCGGTCCTGAGCAGTTCGGCCAACATTACTTTTGTTGAATCCGGCACGGGCGCGGTTGCCGAGACTGTTCAAGCTAAACTGCGCTTGGGTTATGTCTATCCAGAAGACTTTGGCGCTGTTGGTAACGGTTCAACCAACGACACGACCGCGCTACAGAACGCAATCAATACCGGACGTGACGTTTATCTTGCGGCTGGCAAAACCTATCTGCACACCGTTGCGTTATCGGTTACAACCAATTACCAGTGGGTTGGTGGACCCGGCATCCTCAAGACCTCTGGCGCAATCAATAGCGTCACCGTTGGCGGCGGCAGCATCGGCGTCAAGTTGTCGCTCAACTTTAACTCGCCCGGTCAGACCAGTGGCTACGCAATCTACATCAGTAACGCTAATCGGGTGACGATTGAGCGGGCGTATTTGTACGATGCGTTCGGTGCGTTGTACGTTGAACAAGCTAACACTGTTCAGTTGGAATGGATGTGGGGCATCATTCGCGGCCCAGGCATCAAGTGGTACGGCGACGCTGCCAAGCGGTCGGACATTCTGTCAATCAACTTTTGTGTGCTTGATCCGGGTGACAATTATTATGGGTTTGAATGGGACGGCAACTGTAACAGCCTAAACGTCAAGTACATGGGTCTGGTTTGCGGCGGTAGCAGCAGCACACAATCCAGCTATGGGTTCATCATTCAAAACACGGTTGGCGGGTACAAGTCGGTCACCAGCGGAACTATTGCTGGTACAACTTTGACGCTGACCACCGCGCCATCTAGCCCGATTGTGGTTGGCATGGTCATATCGGGTACTGGCGTAACTGCTGGTACTACGATCACCGGCCTTATCAATTCAACCAACTACACCGTGTCAACCGCTCAGTCGGTTGCAACCACTCCGATTACTGCCGTTCCGGCGTTCTTCCCCGCGATTGGTCGAGTGGGTCAGGTTGAGATTGACTACGCAAAAAGCGCGGCAATCAAGGTGTTGTCTGGCGTGGACTATGATTTTGTCATGCCTTACGTTACCGGCGCGGTCAGCGACGGGTTGTATGTTGACTCAAACATTGACAGCTACAACGTCCGCGTGAGCGGCGGCAAACTAATTGGTAACGGCGGGTACGGGATCAACAACACGACCGCTGGCATCTTGTTGATGTCCGGCAGCGTTCAATTGACCAACAACACCAGCGGCGCAACCAACGGCAACGTCTGGAATCTAGCGCCAACCCAAGCGGTTGACGACTATTTTTATTTGAACCTTGGCGGCGACAAGACGCTTGCCAACGGTACTTCGCAGATCAATTTCTACCCCAACGACTACATCTCCCACAACCGCGCGTCACCAAGAAAGATCAGGTTCTACATCGGCGGCGTTGAAGTATTTGATGTCGGCGCAGATTCCGTTGACACGCTTATCCCGTTCAAACTCAAGACCTACACCGTCGCTACGCTGCCAACCAGTCCAGTCAAGGGGTGGGTTGCGATGGTGACGGACGCCAACGCTACGACGTTTGCCAGCACGGTTGTTGGTGGCGGCAGCAATAACGTACCCGTATACTATGACGGTACGAACTGGAAGATTGGATGACCACAATTTTGGTTCCTGATCGTTCTACCGCGCTTCGTATTGGTTACGAAGCGACGGACTGGTCGCGTCCAATTTCGTTTGATGACTACGAAAAAGGCATGGCAGATTGGGATGTTCAAGTAATTGAACGTGATGGGGAGCCAATTGGCGCTGCGTATTTTTGTGACGGTGAAGTTCACACTTCTATCCTTCCAAAATGGCGCAAACGCTGGGCAACGAAAGGGCTGTTGCAGAAATTGTTTGGCGGCAATGTGACGACTAAGGTTACCCCCGGCCACACTTATATGTATGGTATTTTGGAAAGATTAGGTTTCGTTCCTTTAGCTGACGGAACTTTTGTAAAGGAATCTGCAAATGGGTATTGAAACCGCAATCTTGGCATCTGCCGCTGCCGGACTGTACTCGGCTAACAAATCGTCAAAGACTCAGGCGCAAGCCGCCCAGCAAGGTATTGACGCTCAACAGCAAATGTTCAACAAACAAGTTGAACTGCAAGCACCTTGGCAAAAAGCTGGAGAAGAAGCACTGAACAAACTTATTCCACTGGCGTCTAACTACACGCCTTTTGGAATGAACCAATTTCAGCAAGACCCAGGCTACGCATTTCGTTTGTCCGAAGGTATGAAAGCACTTGATCGCACCGCCGCTTCTCGCGGCGGTTTATTGTCTGGATCTGCTCTTAAAGGCGCGCAGCGTTACGGTCAAGATCTTGCTTCACAAGAGTACACAAACGCTTTTAATCGCTATCAAGCAGAAAGAGCGGCGCAACTGCAACCGTTGCAATCGTTGGCTGGCGTTGGGCAAAGTTCTGCCAATACGTTGACTAATGCGGCGGGCCAGATGGGCCAAAACTACGCTACTGGCTACGGAAACGTTGGGCAAGCTAGGGCGTCAGGGTATCTTGGCGGGACCAACGCGCTAACGTCTGCGCTTGGAACTGGCATTAACTACGCGCAAAATCAACAGTACATCAACCGCCTTCCAATGTATGGAGGAGCGGCTGGTGGCGGGGGCGCACCAATTTACGCTGCCACACCTAGCTACACAAGCCCACAATCTCTCGGCTACGACTGGGGACCATAATCATGGCAGACTACTCCCTTGCGCTTAACGTCAAGCCTCTTCAACTTGAAGACCCGCTGACGGCTTACGGAAGATTTGCTACTATCCAAAGCGCACAAAATCAAAATGCGCTGGCTCAGTATCAGTTGGCTGCGGCTCAACGTGCTGAAGAGCAACAAAACGCTTTGTACCAGCAAGCGCAAAACCCAGGATTTAAACTGGATTTTGGCACTGCAATAAAATACGGAGCGCCAGGGATCGCTGCTTTTAAAGCGCAACGCGAAGCAGAAACTAACGCATTGCAAGCGGAAAAGCTGCGCGGAGAAGTTGCTGCTCAACCAGGGGCTATGGCAAAAACCGAAGCCGAAACAAAAAAATTTAATGAGCAAGTAAGGGAAAGCCAAACCAAGGCTCTTGGCGTTGGTCTGATGCAAGCCATGCAAAATCCAGACGATAACACCTTAAAAAATGTGTTTGATCGTTTGGATTCAACAGGGGTAAACACCAAACCTTTCCGCGATCAATTTTCCGCCATACCGGACATGGCGGCTCGAAAACAAATTATTGAACAGTACGCACTTGCCCACCCAGAAGGTCGGCAGGCGCTGGAGTTTGTTGCTCCTAAGCCACAAACATTTAATTTAGGTGGGCGAGAAGTATCAGTTGATATGAATCCGCGCAGCCCAACTTTTAAACAAGAACTGCTAAGTCAAGAAAAAACCGCAACTCCTGGCGAACTGTTGGGAGCAACAAAACTGCAAAGCACACCCGAAGGTGTTGTGTCCATTGATCCGGTTACCAAAAAAGCATCTTTTGTTCTTGATGATAATGGCAAACCATTTAAGGACGTTAATGCTGCTCAGGCAGCGGAAGCAAAAAGACACGCCGCAGTTATTGAAGCGCAAGGTGCTGCCCGTATTGGGCAAGATGCTCAAAGAATTGCTCTTGAAAAACAACGGATTGCACAAGCAGAGTTTCAAGCAAAACAACCTAAGTTTGACGCATCTGCTGGCGGCTTTGTTTACGCTCCAAACGCAGAAAATCCGCAAGGCAAATTTGTTCCTGTTACTGGTATTGACGGAAAACCTCTAACTGAGGCTCAAGGCAATTCGGTAGCGTATGGCATGAGGATGAAAGAAGCAAATTCAATTTTTGACAAACTTGCAAGTGAAGGCACGGAAAGGTCGGCGGTTGGCGCTGGCGCTCAATACGGAATTGGTGGGATTGTTAATGCTCTGCCTTCTGCACTTGGCGGAGCAAACCCTCAACAGCAGCAATTTCAACAAGCAAAACTTAACTTTATTACGGCAATTCTTCGTAAAGAATCCGGCGCTGCAATTGGTCAAGATGAATTTGAAAAGGAAGATCAAAAATATTTTCGTCAAGTTGGTGACAGCGATGCTGTTGCGGCACAGAAAAAACAAGCCAGACAGACCGCCATTAAAGCAATGGAAATTCAAGCTGGCCCAGGTGCTAAGGAAATTCAAAAATTTGAGCCTAGAACGGAACAACCGCAATCCGTTTCTGCTCCCAAAATTGGAGCAGTTCAAGATGGTTATAAGTTTAAAGGCGGCGACCCTTCTAAGCCTTCTAGTTGGGAGAAGTTGTAATGCCAGCACCTTGGGAAGCGTATCAATCTTCTGCCGGTCCTTGGTCTAAATATCAAGTTTCTCCATCGCCAGCAGACATCCCTAGTTCCATACCGCAACCAGAACTTGCCCAAGAACCATCTTTCTTTGAAAGAATAGGTGCAGCGCCGGAAACGGCAGCACGAATGATCTACAGTGGTCTGACCGGGATAGCCGCAGCGCCGATTGCTTTAGGCAAAGAAATACTTACTGGTACTCCAAAAGAGCAGACCGCACGTCAGATCATGGAATTGGGTAGCAACGTACCCGTTAGCTCTGCTGCACAAGCCAATCTTCAAACGATTGGCAATTTGATGCCTAACCTTCCTGCGTTTGTACCCGCTGTTGGTCAAGCAGGACAAGTCGCCCAAGGCGTCAACGCGCTTGCCGCTCGAGCAACTCCAGCAGCGCAACGTGCAGTCCAGACCGTACAGAACGCTTTGGTACGCACGCCGGAACAACAGATGTCTGGTGGTGGAGCAGCGTTGACGCAAGAAGCGTTGCTGCGTGCAGAACGCGCTCAACGCCAAGGCATCCCGCTGACCAAAGGCGAGCAACTGCAAAGTCTGGCTCAACAGCAACTTGAGCAAGATTTGCTCAAATCAAACAAGCCTCAGTTGGTAGCACCGCTGACCAATCTAAAACAACAACAGCAAGAAGCAATCGGTCGGCAGTTTCAAAAACTGACCGAAGCAACTGGTTCAACCGTAGCTGATGTTGACCCGATCTACCTGCGCGACGTTGGCAAGATTGTTGATGCCCCGTTGATGGCAGAGTACAAAAAATCCATTGAAAACTATCGCAACAAGTACAACGCGGCAGACAACGCTGGCGAGACTTTGCAAGAGGTACCGTACCAAAGTTTGGTAGACTACATCAACAAGCAAACGCCAACGACCAGAACTTCTTTAGCACCGATTTTGCAAGATACGTTTGAGCAACTAAAGATTAACGATCCCAACGGAACTGGCAACATTTCTATTCGTGCGCTTGAGGATGTGTATCAGAACATCGGCAAGAAAGCGCAACCAGGCACTCCAAACTCTACTTATGGCAAAGACCTCAAAAATTTGATTGACCAGACAACCGAGGGCGCAGGCGGCGATCTGTACAAAGAAGCCCGCGCTGCCCGTCGCCAGTTTGCCAAAGAGTTTGAAGACGTTGCCGCCGTTGCCAAACTGGTTGGTAGCAAAGGCGAAGATCGTCTTGTCCGGTTGTCTGACATTTTTGACAATGTGGTGCTAGGCAGTTCAAAAGAAGACGTTCAGCACATTACCTCATTGCTTAAACGCGCCGGCCCAGAGGGTCAACAAGCAATCAATGAACTTAAAGGCCAGACAGTCCAGTGGCTTAAAGGTCAAGCTACCGGCGTCAACGGAATTACCAAGTTTGATGGCTTTCGAAAAGCTGTTGATAAACTTGAAAAAGAAGACAAGTTGACTGAGTTGTTTGGCAAGGATGGCCGCGAGCAGATTCTTGACCTACGCGATACGGTCAAAGACGCCATGGTCAAACAACCAGGCGCTGTTAACTATTCCAACACGGCCAGTGCACTGATGCGTGGTCTTGAGAATATTGCTTTGCGTGTCCCTGGCGCAAAAACAGTTGCAGAACTGCGCCAAGACTACAGAACCAAAAAGCAAGCCAAAGAAGCCGCAAATTTTAACGCTCTTGCACCCACCAATCAAAACCAATTGGCCCCATGATGGTTACTCTATCCGAAGTTGATCACAAAATTGACGCCCACGTGGACATCTGCGCGGTTCGATACGAAGGTATTGAGAAAGAGATGCGCGGGGTCCACGCTAGAATTAAGCGCTTAGAGCAGATTCTGGTTACGGGGTGCGGGGCAATCATTATGTTGCTGCTGACCATACTGACCAGGGGTCACTAAACTTTCACCGTCTGTTCATAAGATACGGTTTCCTACTACCCTTTTTGGACACTGACATGAAAGACGCAATTATTGAGGTTATTGACGGTTCGGAACCGGTTGATGCGCTTCAGGCCTTGTTTGCTGTTGTGTACGCTGTTGCCGCAGAAAACGGAATTGAGCGGTTTACTTTGAATGAATTGTTTTCGTCAACGGTTGACGCGCACTTCCAAGTTGCTGACGCTGCTGAAGAAATCGACGAACAGACTGACGAGTAATCTTCCAGCAACACAACCGTGGTATCTGGTGGGTTCGTTCCAAAAGGATGAATAATGTCACCAGTGCCACGGTTGTCGGACAAAGAATTTTTGGAGTTGTGGGAACAACACCGATCTCCCGCAGTCATAGCGCAACTTACGGGATTGTCTCAACGACATATCCACACCAAACGAAGAGCGATTGAAGGCAGGCTCAAGATACAACTTGCTGCCACTGGCACACAGTCCCACATCCAGAAATCTAGGCACAAAGCTGGCCTGACTGACGGCATAGCACTGGTCTTCTCGGACGCCCACTTTTGGCCTGGTATCAGAACCACAGCGTTTCAGGGTCTGTTGTGGGCCATTAACGAACTCAAGCCGCACGTTGTTATCAACAACGGCGACGCATTTGATGGAAGCGCGATCAGCAGGCACCCTAGAATCGGTTGGAGCAATGTCCCAAACGTTAAACAGGAACTTGACGCTTGCCAATCAGCGTTAAAAGAAATTGAAGACGCCTGCGAGAAGGTACGCCACCACACTCAGTTGATCTGGCCGTTGGGTAACCACGACTCGCGGTTTGAGTCTCGCCTTTCGCAAGCAGCGCCGCAGTTTGAAGGCGTTGGAGGCACTGCACTCAAGGATCACTTTCCCAAGTGGAAAACCTGCTGGACGTGCTGGTTGTCTGATGACGTAGTGGTCAAACACCGCTACAAGTCAGGCATTCACGCTACGCATCAGAACACCGTTTCGGCGGGAACCTCGATTATCACTGGGCATCTACACAGTCTCAAGGTCACGCCCTTTGGCGACTACAATGGTACCCGTTGGGGCGTGGACACGGGTACACTTGCGGAAATAGATGGCCCGCAGTTCATGGATTATCTGGAAGATGGGCCAGTCAACTGGCGTTCTGGGTTCGCTGTGCTAACGTTCAACAATGGCAAACTTCTGTGGCCGGAACTGGTCAGTAAGCACTCAGAAGGCGTGATTGATTTCCGGGGCGCACTTATAGATGTGAGCAAACTATGAGCGAGAAACTTGAAGCCAAGAGTCAGCTTATTGAGAAAACGGCTTTTGCTGTTCTTCCAATTCTTTTTACTTGCGTTGTGTACCTGATGTCGTCGCTGGACAAACTTAGCCACGATGTGACGGTCCTGAACGCAAAAATCAGTCTGGTGGTCACATCAGACAACAAGCAAGCCGCCAACTCCGGGGCTGAACTTGCTAGAGAAAAACTGCGGCAGGACATGGAGAAAGAAATCCAGCACAACCGCGACATGATTCACGAAAACCAAAAGCACATTAGCATCATCGAAGACCGGATGGCGAGGAAGTGATGGACGCTATTGACCATCTCCTACGCTTTTGGCCGGTCATAGCTGGAATTATCACGGTAGTGATCGTGCTAGCGCAGCACCATCAGCGCACTGCCGTCTTGGAAGAAAAGGTAAAAATGCTGTTTGATCTATACAACAAGATGAAAGACAAAAATGGCTGACTTCAACGCCGCCTTTGTAAAGATGATCCACGACGAAGGTGGGTTCCAACTAACAGACATACCGGGCGACCGGGGAGGAATGACTTATGCTGGCATCGCTCGCAACCCGAATCCACAATGGCCCGGCTGGAATTTGGTTGACCGCAAGGAGTTTGGTGGACCGCTTACTGATATGGTGCGGGAGTTTTATCGCCAACATTTTTGGAATGTGGTTAGAGGCGATGAGATTAAAGAGCAAGCTATCGCGGAAAACATCTTCAACTTCGCGGTAAACACCGGCCCAAGCGTAGCAATCAAGCTGGCCCAAGTCATTGTAGGAGCAACACCAGATGGCGGTATCGGTCCTAAGACTGTTGAACTTCTCAACCAATGCTCGCCGGAGAAGTTTGTTTCTTTTTACGCAGTCGCCAAAATCCAGCGCTACGCCAACATCTGCAACAGGGACCGAAGCCAATCCAAGTTCCTCCTTGGCTGGATTAACCGCACCCTTGCAGGACTCAAGTAATGGACTTAATCGGAATAGGATCAATAATTGAAGGCGTGGGTAAGGTTGCCGGTGACCTCATTACCACCGATAAAGAAAGACTCCAGATGGCGCTCGAGGAACGGAAACTCGATCTGGAGGAAAAGAAGATTGACCAAGCCACCGACCTGGCCCAAGTCGAAATTAACAAGATTGAAGCAGGAAGCGCTAGCGTATTTGTCGCTGGCTGGCGTCCTGCTGTTGGTTGGGTTGGGGTGTTTGGTCTGGCTTACCAGTTCCTAGGCTACCCGATGATGCAGTGGATCTGGGCGTTTGGGCAGGGCGTAGACATAATTCCAAAAGGTCTAGCCCCGCCGCCCGATCTGCAAACTGATCAACTGATGGTGCTACTGTCCGGTCTTCTCGGTTTCGGCGGGATGCGATCCTTTGAGAAGTCCAAGGGAGTCGCTGCGAAGTAGGTCACGATAAGCGTTAATAGCCGATTTCAGGTCTGCGTTTAGCGCTTCAATCTCTGCGTTTAGCAGGTTCATACGCTCAGTTGCTTCCTTGGCAAACTGCACAAGGTTTTGGTACTGCCACGTTTCAAAATTAGCCATGCGATTCCTCAAGAAGTTTAACTGAGTATTCTAGAAAATTTTCCTTCGGTAAATTTCTGAGGAAATATACCGGGTCTGATTCGTTGCGGTACTGATGCGGACGATCTGGGCCTTGTATCGCGGTGTACGCCCACAATTCTCCTTTCGAAGTTGTCACCATTCGTCTATCAATTACGCCTTTTTCGTACATCCGGCTTAACTGACCAATCAACGTTCTGCGGTTTAGCCGTGGGAACGGCATTTCTGGCATCGTACACTCGCCGTGTGCCATCAAGAATTCAATTACTTCGTTGCTCATCTAATGACCTTCTCAATCAGGTTGCGTGCCAACGGGGTCTGCCCAAGCAACCAGCCTTGAACCCGGCCCATGTCCCAGGTAATGACGCGGAACTGGTTGGGTTTTTGGTAGCCGGTGCTGATCTGGGACTTGTCCCAATCCCGAACGATTTTTCCGTTGATAATCAAAACAATGCCTCCGGTACTTTAGATATATCCAACTTTGGTTTGCGCGGGCGCTTCTGCACAATGTGAGCATATGGCGGCATATGCCAAACCCATCGCACGACGCGCCCTTCATCGTCAAGGATGCCGTACTTCACGTGTTTTTCTCCCGCAGCATCTTGTCAATTTCTTCGGTCAGATCAACGAACCAGTCAATCTCTGGTTCTCCGTAATCCTTCCACAATTTACCCCATTCTTCGTCGCTCAAGCTTTCCCACGGCAGCGGCTTTCGTTCCAGATTCATTTTTAAATCCACTTGGTCTTGATTTGGTAAAACAGGTGGCGCACTTCCAACGGAAATGCCCGCCCTTTGCTGTTGGTACTTTGACAGTGCCAAGGTTAACTTGACACTGTTGGCAGATTGTCATCAGTCTCTAGCGGGGCAATCCCGTCCTTGGTTACAGTGACCATTGCAAGGCGGGCAACTGGTCTTTAATGCAGCGTCCCACCCAGCGTTCCACGATTCCCACATATGGGCTTCCAACGGGTTGTAGCTACCCGCTGGGCTGTTTTTGGCGTAGACATTTGCCCACCAGTCTCGCCACAGTTTGTTCTTGTCGTTCATAGTCTGGCCTTCAAAATAATTTCCAAATCACCAATCGTAATGCTGCGTGGCCGCCCCTTGAAGATCGCATCTTCAACCCACGGACGCCGCCACAAGCACTTGAACTCAGGTTTGGCGCGAGAGTTCATCAATTCATCCGTTGAATACGTCACGCCACCCAACCCAACCCACTCATGCGGTCGGATGTAGTGAGGAACAATAATCTGGTCAGTGCTGGGGATACGAAACACCGGCTCCAGTTCGTAGTCAGTGTTGCGTTGTCCAAGTTCAGCCACGCTGAAGTTGACCTTGTATCTTGGGTTCTGTCTTTTTGTCATCTCTGCTCTCCGATTTTGTTTTTGGCATCTTCAAATCCGTACCCCACAATGACTCGATGCCCGCAGCCCTGTAGGTATTCCATCCAATCTTTCTGTTCTGGTCGTACTACACCTCCTTTCTGACGTTTCATCTCAATCCACAATCCCCAGGCAGGCACAAACAAGTCGGGAACTCCGGCGCTTACGCCTTCAACCTTAAGCCTAGCTGCCACACTGATGCTGCGTTTCTCGCCGTTTGGGATGGCAAAAATCCGCACATCTGGGTAAGTCTGTCTGAACCAGCGCACCATCTCGCGTTGCTCTTCATGTTCGGTCGGTACACTCATTGCCCTGCCTGATTGTAGTAATTTTGACCGAATGATGGTCCGCTTTCAGCGTCTGGATTCCATTAAAACTTTCTGCAAGATGGTCTGCAATCAGTTCATGAAACCCGTCTTGATACCAGTGTTCGATGTGTTTCAACAATTCTTCAACAGAAATTATTTCTTTAGTCTCAATCTTCAATTCGTACAAAATTCTTATTTTGTTGATAGGGCATTTGCAATAAAAAGAAGTTTCGTAAATGTTCACAACAAAAATCCTTGTGCTGGTTGTAATTCCCATTTTCGGGGGGGGGGGTTGGTTGCATCAATTCTTTTTGCCATACAACCAGCACACTGCAAGTTTCCAGAATGGTTGACAGCAACGTTGGTGGAATCGGCGCTTGCTAACGGCCATGGGCCTTCTGACTGCCCTAACATTCTCATGCCGTGAACCCAAGGTACAGACCCGAACGTGATGGTAAGTTGGTTGAATGCTTCATCCATTCTTGCGGTCCATTTCTGCGTTCCAATCTGCCAGTATTCACCAGCTGACCCAAAACACACTCGGCCCCACTGATCGCAAAGTTCAAGAAGGTAGTCAATAGAAAGTCCAAGATGCCAAACTGGTATCCCAAACTCTTTACGAAACGGCCAAGAGGCGACCATCTCGCGTTGCTGTTCAACCGTGCCATCAATCACATCAGGCACCACACCCCAATGTGGATGGCGCAAGATTGGCTCAACCCATTCGTAAAACCCATCGCGGTCAAACTGCAAACCACGGGTCTTTGCGCTGAATGCTCCGTTGTCCAACATCAGTGATTGACCCAAACGAAGGCAACGCTGCAACTGATCTGGTCTGGCGTAACTGACGCAAAAATGCTTGCCTCCCATCGTTTCTATGGCTCGATTAGGGGTGATGGGCGTTCCATGATAGTGAATCATCACCAAGTCCGTTTCACAACTCTGAAGAATTTTCCATCGCGTTTGTACTCAATGGATACTGGGGGAAACCCTTGGTTCATCTGTGCCGCCACATAATCAATCGCGTCCGAATCTGTAACTTCGTTGATCTGGTTCAACACTGACTGCGCTTTGTTGGCGATGTAATACAACGTACCCAACGCCTTCTCTCCGGCAAACCCGGCGTGCAGCAGCGGCAGATACTCAGTAATCGGTTGGTCGCTCAAACCACCGTAGTACGTCACAGACACCATCAACTTCCCGCTAGCCTGGCTAACGTGACGCCGCCACGACCACTCGCTGACCGCCATTTCGGTCCCTTGGTCGCCCATGATGTCATCTTGCTGTAGCCTCAACTTCTTAGGCTCAACAGCGGGAAAATCCGTCCCGCAGGCGGGGCATACGCGCACCGCTAACGCACAAATCTCATTGCAGTTGCTGCAAACTTTGACCGGCGCAACACCGTCGCCTGTGCCACCTTTTCTGGGTGGCTGGACGTTAGTAATTGGCCCATGCGTTGCCACCACCTTGGCAAAGTCCAACACCATGCAGTGATCGGTGTGGCTCTTAGGGCGCATCCCTCGGCCTGCCATCTGTAGGTACAACCCAGGCGACATCGTTGGGCGCAGCATAGCGATCAGATCAATGTCGGGGTAGTCAAACCCCGTGGTCAGCACGTTGGCGTTCGTCAGCGCCCGAATCTTGCCGGCCTTGAAATCATTGATGATTGCTTCGCGTTCTTTCTTTGGCGTGTCGCCGGTCACGCACTTGGCCGGAACACCCCAATAGTTGAGGATCTCGCAGACGTTTTCCGCGTGCGATACCCCGGTACAAAAGAACAACCAGTGCTGCCGTTCTTCAGCCAGCGCAATCACTTCTGACACCACGCGCACATTCTGGTCTTTGGTATTGACCGCCTTCTGCAACTCGCCTTCCACAAACTCACCACCGCGCTTGGCAACGCCAGTCGTATCCAGTTTGGTTGTCGTGACTTTGGAACGCAGCGGGGCAAGATGCTTTTTGAAGATCAACTCTTCAACCGTCACCGGCTCAATCAAAGCGTTAAAGATCGCCGGCTCATCCGTGATCATGCCGTGGCCCAAACGATATGGCGTGGCGGTCAGGCCCACGACCCGAAGGTGCGGGTTGATACGCTTGAGTTGACCCAACAAGTTGCGGTAGCCTCCCGCATCCTTATGGTTTACTAGGTGGCACTCATCAATGATCACTAGATCAATGTGATCAATCTGCGCTGCCTTGTTGCGCACTGACTGTATTCCGGCAAACGTAATAGGCTGGTGCAACTCACGCCGGCCTATGCCAGCGCTGTAAATCCCAAGCGGTGCGTCCGGCCAATGTGTGTACATCTTCTCGGCGTTTTGCTCAATCAATTCCTTTACATGGGTCAACATCAAAACCCGCGTTTCCGGCCACTTCGTGATTGCATCCTTGCAAAGCGCAGCAACAATGTGGCTTTTGCCTGAGCCGGTTGGCAACACCAAGCATGGGTTGCCTTCGTATCCGGCAAGAAACCAGTTGTAAAGGTCGTCTATGGCCCGCTGCTGGTAGTCACGCAGGATCATCCCGTCACCCGTCCATCAAACGTCTTACGAAACTCAATCATTCCTTCGTCAGCCTCAGCACAGGCTTCGGCGTTAGCAACCAACTCCTTAGACCCAAACACCCCATCGCCTGGCTCACCGTTGACCACGTCTTTGCCCTTGATGACGTAGATGGTCTGCCACTGGTCGCCGGCCTCCTTGCGCTGCCACGGCACCATGTCAGGGTGCAAGACATGACTGTCGCAACCCTCACGCTGCCATTCCACGGGGATCTCATTACCGGCGTGGCGCTCGCAGATCCACTTTGAGTCTTCCGTAGCCGTGCTATGAGCGCAGGTGCGGCAGTTGACCTCTTTGGTCAAACGGTCACCGTGGCAAAACTCATGCGCGGGACACCACTTACACTGATACCAGCTAGGATCAACGCTCAGTGGTTCTGGCATACGGTCTGACAATGCGATTCGCTTACCACGGGCTATGGCGTTTTCGGCAACGCCTTTGTCGTACTCAACTCGCTCAGTGTAGATGCGGTCGTCATCTTTGCAGATAGCAACATACAGAGCGCGATCAATACCAGTGCCATGCATATAAGACTGCATTTGCACAAAGTGATCAAATTTTGCGCGCTCCACACCTTTGTCTTCAACCTGTTCAAACGATTTTTTGTTGTGGGTTTTGTACTCACAAACGTGTTTCTTTGATGGCGCTCCCGGCACCCCAGAGATTGCGATGTCATCTATGCTCCCGCTGATATGGCAACCAAAGTCCACGCGTTCTTGCGCTACCCCTGGCTTGAACTGGACGCCGATTGCTTGCAAGTCCGACTTGATCGTGGCCTCTTCGTTTTGACCACGCCGGAATATCCGAAGGGTGCGGCCTTCAAACTTAGATGCCACCGCCCAACGGAACGACAGCCACAACCAGCGATCACAACTGTGACCAAGCTGGCTGGCACCCAAGTGGCCCCTAGGCTTATCCGGCTTTGACGTATGGTATTGGTCAATCTGTTCGGCAATGCTATATTGGGCGTCAGGAATTTTCACGTGCTGTCTCCTCTCCTCGGTTTGACATTTGCCCGGCGCAATGCCGGGCATTTTTTTGCCTGTTTACTTCTTAATCCAAGGCGGCGAAGCCTTGGCGTTGGTGGCGGCAGCGGCAGGTTTAGGTGCAGGCGCAGACCCGCCATGCGTTGCGCGGAACGCCTTCACTTCGTTGCTGTTGCCGTACTGCTCGGAGATTCGGATGTCCAACTTAATCGACAGGTTGCCGCCGATCATCTGGTCCGTGTCTTTCAGCGACGTCAGGCCAATCGCCCGCATAATCTCGCCCAACTGCTGCCGGCCAATCTCCTCGGCCTTCGGGTTTGGGTTGCGCACATTCAGGTTGCCAAACACAACGCGCCCCTGATGCGTTGGGCCGTTGATGTCGTAGCGCACCTTGATGTATTTGCCAGTACCCATCTTCGTCGCCATGATCTCAGCGTTGCTAATCGTTGCGTCATACCAGCCAGCAGGCAGGGGCTCAAAGTTGCGATCCGATACGGGGAGCGCGGCAACGTCAAAAGTTTCATCTAACAGCATTTCAATCTTTCCTTGTGATTGTGAACGAGGGACGCCCAGCCTTGGCGGTGATCGCCTTGGACAAAGGTTTGGTTATTGACTGGTCTGCGGATTTCCAGGCAGTCATGTTGATTTCAGGTTTCCAGCGAAAGAGCGCAGAGATCTGTGTCTCTAAACCTTCTTCGTCAGCGATAGCAATCAGTTTCTCTGCGTTGACCGTCCGGTTGATCCGGCCTTCGATCTTGATTGCATAAGGCGAACCTACGGCAGTCACGTTCTCGGTACCTTCAAACGTTTCGGGAAAATTCAACCGGCAGGCAATTTGATCTTCAATCTCGCGGCGTTTCTCAACGACGATCTTCTCGGTTTCCTTGTAAACGATCCACCGGTCAGCCAAATCGTCTATAGTCACGTCATCAAATATTGAGGTCATGCTGCACCTCCAATCTTCTTGATAATCTCGCCAAGGTCCGCGTCTTCCCAAACTTCCAGTTTCCCAGAACGGTCTTTAGCCAGCCACAGACCATCACCGTCAGTTAGCAGTGCGCGGCGGGTGTTGCCGTCGGAATCCTTCTCAACCCGCAGGGCAAGCACTTCATCAAAGAAGTATGGCAACGACTGACCGGTCTTGTTACCGGGCATTGATGGCGCATAAAGCACTCGGCCCATCTCATCTTGAGATTTTTCCAGCTTCGCACTCATGTAAACGTGTTTGCCGGGCAGGTCGCGGAAGCCACGGATAATGTCTGCCATCTGCTCTTGCATGGCACCGTAAGCTGCGCGGGGATCCTTGTTGACCTTCTTCTCAGTGTTGAGCACTACCTCGGCGATCTCGCTGATACTGTCCAGCGCCACCGATTGGAACTCCTTTGCTTCGGCGCTACCGTTCAACCACTTGTACGCCTCCCTAAGATCATCCATGCTAGTGATCTCAATGAAGGGCAGGTTGGTATCGGCAATTGATAGCAACCCGCCTTCGGCGCTCAAAATGACTGGCGTGGGCAGCGTTGGGATCAAGCTGGTCTTGCCCGCACCTGCCTGACCGTAAACCAGCAATTTCACCGCCTGCGCGGTGGCTTCTTTGGTTCGTTTAAGTTGAATTGCCATCAGATGCCTCCCGACAGGCCGTAGAACAAACAAGCGCCAGCGGCAACGCCAATCAGCAGCGACACAATCGCAGTGACCCAGAGCGGGTCTTGGTAGTCTTTGTCTTCCATCTCTAACTCCTTGGTGGGGGCCGAGGCCCCCGGTTCGGTTTACTCAGGCTTTTCAAATCATTTCGTACTTGGCGATGAGAACTTTCAACTTGCGAACGTCCTGCATTGCAAGGCGTTCCTCGGCTGCACCATATTCACCGTTAAGTTCATCGTTGTTGATGTGGCCGCTCTCGAAATACGTTGACAGAACGTACTTGGCTTCATTGACGATTTCGTAATCTGTGTAATCCTCAATCTCCTTGCCATCGTCATCGCTGATGTTCAAGAGTGTCTGGTGCAACTGACGAATCTTGAATGCTGCTTTTATGATTGCTCTCATCTCGGTCACCTCTGTGTTGCTGCACCGTCTGGCCATCAGTTCGTGCAGTTGTTGCTACTTTACCCGTTTCACTTTAGAGTGTCAACAGAAAGTTTCAACCGGAGTGGAAAAAAAGTGACAACAGAGGAAGCGATCCAGCATTTTGGTAGCCTCAAGCGGCTAGCAGATGCGCTTGGGGTCTGGCCCCAGGTGATCTATAGGTGGGGCGAACACCCGCCAATGGCGCGTCAGTACGAGATAGAAGTCAAGACAGAGGGGAAGTTGCGTGCAGACCATGAGCAAGATTGAAGCAGCGCTGCGATATGCAGAATGGGGCTGGTGCGTCCTGCCCGTAGTACCAAACGGCAAGATCCCGGCCACCGCCCATGGCGTTAACGACGCGACCAAAGACCCAGAACAGATCAAGCGCTGGTGGGGCCAGAACCCGAACCTAAATATCGGCATTGCTTGCGGTAGCGCCAGCGGGATCGTGGTGTTTGACATCGACCCGCGCAACGGCGGGGACCAAAGTTGGGAACGGTGGCTGTCCGATCACGGGCCTCTGCCAGACGGGGCTATGGCGTTGACCGCCGGAGGTGGGCAGCATTTCTTGGCGTTGCACGCAGATGGCGTCAGATCGTGCAAGTTAGCAGACGGTATTGATCTGCTTTCTGACGGGCGCTATTTCTTGGTGTACCCGTCAACCATTGAGGACCGCGCCTACGAATGGGAAGCGTCCAGCGATCCGTTCGATGGCGTAGCACCAGCCAGAATTCCAGAACCTTGGATGCCACACCTTGGGCGTCGCAAGGTAGTACCGACCACCAGCGGCGATCTGATCCAAGGTAACCGTAACGATGGTTTAACTAGCCTCGCAGGTGCGATGCGTTCGTTTGGCATGACCGAAGCCGAGATCTTGGCCGCGATCAGTGTAGCTAACGAAACACGCTGCGAGATCCCACTGCCATCTAGCGAGATCAAACAGATCGCAAGATCAGTCGCACGCTACGAACCAGAGGGCGATGTGGCGGCTAGTACGGCAATCGGCTCAGAGGCCGCAGAAGCGCTTTTGGCAGAGCCGCCCACATCAGACTACTTCCTGACCCGCGCAACAAGCTTCTTGGGCCAACCAAGCCCTGTGCCGTGGATTGTGAAGGGGTGGTTGCCTGCATATGCCACAACCATGATGTACGGCGAGTCAGGAGTTGGCAAAACGTTCGTTGCCTTGGACATGGCCTGCTGCATCGCCAGCGGTATTGACTGGCATGGCATCCGGACCAAACCCGGCATCGTGGTGTATTTGGCAGGCGAGGGTAACTACGGGATGCGGCAACGCGTGGCTAGCTGGTGCAAAGCAAAGGGTGTCCAGTCTTTGGACAACCTTCTGATCAGCAACAAGGCGCTGGATATGGACGCACCAGGCGCAGCAGCGCAGGTAATCGCGGCAGTGCGGGCGCTGACGTCAGAACCAGTGGCACTGGTCAACATTGATACGTTAAATAATCATATGAGCGGCGATGAGAACTCAGCCAAAGACACGCGGGCGATGATCAATGCTTGCAACGTGGTCTCAATGGCTCTCAGTGCCACGACCATGTTGATCCATCACCTAGGACACAACAGCGAGGCCAAACAGCGTGCGCGAGGTTCTAGCGCGTGGCGCGGGGCATTGGACGCGAGCATCTTGGTTCACGGTAAAAGCCACGAGATCATTGTTAGCTGCACCAAGCAGAAAGACGCGGCAGAACCAGCAGATCGGTTTGGATGCCTGAGTTCAGTGGATCTGGGTTGGCAGGATGAAGATGGGTTGCCGCTACCTGGTGCCGTGTTCGAGATGTTCCAAGAGGGTGATCTGCGTATTCCTACTCCCAAGGAGGACAAGTTAGCAGAGCACAAGGTCAACTTGGAGCGGGCCTGGTTTGTTGGCGGTGCAGAGATTGTCAACAACCAGCCGTACATCTCACGCGAGGCGTTTAAGACGTTCCTGCTTGAGCAGGGTGTCAAAACCACAGTGGTCGATCAGCACCTAAAGGCTTCAGCCAGATCTGGGATGATCATCAAGGATCTAACGGATGCTCAAATAATAGGCAAACACGATAAAGGGTGGCTGGTTAAAGATACAGTGTTGGCGTCTAAACTCATTCTAAAAGTTAGTCCGTAACAACCGTAACACGCCGTAACACGGCGTAACATGTTACGGCGGCAAAGGCGATTTTACCGTAACGTAACGTAACACACTCTTAGAGTGTTACGGTGTTACGGTACGATGCGGGTCGATACGGTGCGTGAAGGTTTCACTTTGAGGAGAAAATTGAGTTGAAGAAAAAAGATCAGCAAACTAAGATAGGGTTTGTACTAAGGGGGAAGGAAAGAAGTGAAGAGACAGTATGCCGGGAACGATCCGGGGGCAGGATGGAAAGCTGAGTTGCAGATTGAGGATGAAGGTTTGGTCTGGAACCTGTTCACCAGGATGACAGACCCAACCTTGCGCTGGTTGTCAGTCAAACTGGCCGCAGTTGGCAAGGCCCCGCAGAAAGCAAACTATTGGCTTGCATGGGATAGGAATAAACAAAGATTGATTAGCAGAAATGCAGATTTGGAATTGCTTTGTGAAAGCCGCAATCAATTGCATGAATTGCTAATTGAAGTTTTGAAACAAAGGTGGATTAGCGATGGCCCTAAACAATAGTTACAGTCCAGCAGTTGGGGATGGAGGAATGGAATCATCACAATCCTCGCGCGCGCGTAGAAACGCTCATGGCGCTCAAACGTCGCTTGGTAATAGGGTAGGGTCGGGCAAAGGCTTGCGTCGCGTTGTAGCGCGTTCTAGAGGGCGTCAGAGGCATGGGTAACAAGGCTGATATGCGCGTGGCCCCAACTACTTCCCCGCCAAAACAAAAATTGGCTAAAAGTGAAAAACTGAATCAAGAAAAGAAACAGAACGGCGGGGCGCGAGAAGGCGCAGGTCGAATGCCGTTTGAACCGAACGACAAGGATCGCGAGATGGTCGAGAAGCTGGCGAATTGGGGAGTGGCCGAGCATCACATTTCGCCGCTCATTGGCGATGGCATAAGCGTCATGACGCTGCGCAAGTACTTCATGACGGAACTGGAGCGCGGACGCGCCAAGGCGAGCGCTGGCATCGGGCAGACGCTGTTCCAGAAGGCGATGGCCGGCGACGTGGCGAGCCTGATCTGGTGGACGAAGACGCAGATGCGCTGGACGGAAGCGCCGCGCCAGATCGAGGTGACCGGCAATATCAGCATTACCGACGCGCTAGCGCAGGCGCAGGCCAGGTTGATTGAGGCTGAGATCGTGGAGATGGACACGCCGTTACTCGGCGTAACAGATGCTGTTACGGCTGTTACGGATGTCGTTACGCCCGTTACGGTTGAGTACGTTGGGGGTAACAATGGGGGTAACGTCACCGACCGCGGTGAGGAAAACGCAATGAAATCAAGGGGTTAGGTCACCGATTCGATTCCCCGTCCGGCTACCGAACCGGGTGCGGCGGGGTCCGACCTAGGGTTTTCCCGTACCGACCGAGGGGGCCGGGTAGGGCCGGCGGCGACCGGTCACGGTAACGGTGGCCCCACGCCAATTTTTTTTTTATTTTTCCAAATGCAAAAAACTCGTTATAGCGCCGAAGACGAACAGATCCTGATGACCAAGCTTTGGTCGCCAACGATTGCGGACAACCCGGAGGCGTTCGTGTTGTTTGCGTTTCCGTGGGGCCAAGCGAACACGCCGCTGGCAAAGTTCAGCGGGCCTAGGAAATGGCAGCGGGAGATCTTGAGAGACATCGCCAAGCACATCAAAGACAACCAAGGCCAGGTTGATATGCAAACGCTGCGCGAGGCGGTCTCGAGCGGGCGGGGGATTGGCAAGTCCGCGCTGGTGAGTTGGCTGATCCTGTGGATGTTGACAACCCGCATTGGTTCAACGGTGATCGTAAGCGCCAACAGCGAGAGCCAGTTGCGCTCGGTGACCTGGGGCGAGTTGACCAAGTGGCAGGCGATGATCATCAACAGCTACTGGTGGGAGATCAGCGCAACGAAGATCGTGCCGGCGCAGTGGTTGACCGAACTGGTTGAGCGAGATCTCAAGAAGGGAACGCGCTATTGGGCGGCGGAAGGCAAACTGTGGTCAGAGGAAAACCCAGACGCCTACGCCGGGGTGCACAACCATGACGGCATGATGCTGATTTTTGACGAAGCGTCAGGGATACCTGATCCGATCTGGGCAGTGGGTGCCGGGTTCTTTACCGAGAACATTCTGGACCGCTATTGGTTCGCGTTTAGCAACCCAAGGCGTAACAGTGGGTATTTCTTTGAGACGTTCCATGGCAAGCGGGATTTCTGGAAGGGAAAGCAGATTGATGCGCGGGAAGTGGAAGGTACGGACAAAAACACTTATGAGCAGATCATCGCCGAGTACGGTGAGGATTCCCCGCAGGCGAGAGTTGAGGTGTACGGCGAATTCCCGGCAAGTGGCGATGACCAGTTTATTGGTCCGCGCCTGGTAGATGACGCGATGCAGCGCGAGAAGTACAAGGATTCGACTGCGCCGATTGTCATTGGGGTTGACCCGGCTCGCGGGGGGTTAGATGCCACGGTAATTGTGGTGCGCCAAGGCCGGGATATTGTTGCGATCAAGCGGTTCCGTGGCGACGATACGATGACCACGGTGGGCAATGTGATTGACGCGATTGAGGAATACAAGCCAACGCTGACGGTTATTGATGAGGGCGGTTTAGGGTATGGAATACTTGACAGGTTAACGGAGCAGCGGTATAAGGTGCGTGGGGTGAACTTTGGTTGGAAGGCCAAGAACCCGGTAATGTGGGGCAATAAGCGGGCAGAGATGTGGGGTGCTATGCGTGACTGGTTACGGTCTGCGAGCATTCCGAAGGATCGGCAGTTAAAGGCTGATCTGGTCGGACCCATGAAGAAGCCAAATAGTGCCGGTACGCTCTTTCTTGAGGGAAAGAAGGAAATGAAGGCTAGGGGGTTGGCGAGTCCTGATGCAGCGGATGCGTTGGCAGTGACCTTTGCTTACCCTGTGGCGCATCGAGAGTACAAAGAGCCGCCTAGGACGTTACGGTCTGGTGGGTCTACAATGTCTGGATCTTGGATGGGTTCATAATGCCTAGTCTTTTCCTAGGCGTACTTTTTACCTTAATCAATATGCTCAAGAAATCTGCCTCTCCCAAGGCGTTCAAAGAGAACGTCAAAACTGAGATTAAATCTGGGAAACCAGTGAAACAGGCAGTTGCGATTGCCTACGCTACCAAGCGCGAAGCGGCGAAGAAGAAATGAGTAAACCTGGCCTGTACGCCAATATTCACGCCAAGCAGGAACGTATCAAGGCTGGCTCTGGCGAGAAAATGAACAAGGTTGGCAGCAAAGCAGCGCCAACGGCCAAAGACTTTAAAGAGTCTGCAAAGACGGCCAAAAAGAAGTGAAAAAGGTTTCTTTATCTGTTGGTCGCGGCGAGAAGTTGCCGGTTAGCAAAGGCGCGGGGCTAACGGAAAAAGGACGCGAGAAGTACAACGCTGCGACTGGTAGTCATCTAAAAGCACCAGCGCCAAACCCCAAGACCGAAGCGGATAAAGGCCGGAAATCCAGCTTTTGCGCTAGAATGGAAGGGGTTGTAGCCCACGCAAAAGGCGATGCGGAGCGGGCTAAGGCGTCACTTAAACGCTGGAAGTGTTGATGGCTGATTACACCGGGATTAACGCTGTTGGCAACGTTGCGTTGGGTGGTAAACCACTCAAGAGCGACTCGGACGTGTTGTCAACAGCGCGGGATCGCCTGTCAATGGCTATCTCGGCGTATTCCGAATCCCGCGAAGATGAGTTAGACGACCTGCGTTTCTACGCGGGTAGCCCGGATAACCAGTGGCAGTGGCCGGCAGATGTGCTGGCGACCCGTGGTGCGGTGCAGGGGCAGACGATTAATGCGCGGCCATGCTTGACGATTAACAAGCTGCCGCAGCACGTCCACCAGATTACCAACGATCAGCGCCAGAACCGGCCTAGCGTCAAGGTCATCCCGGTTGATGATAATGCGGACGTTGAGGTTGCCGAGATTTTTAACGGCATGGTGCGTCACATTGAGTACATCTCTGACGCAGATGTGGCGTATGACACGGCTTGCGAGAACCAAGTCGCCTACGGCGAGGGATACATCCGGGTTCTGACTGAGTATTGCGACGACGATAGGTTTGATCAGGACATCAAGATTGCGCGGGTGAGGAACAGTTTCAGCGTTTACATGGACCCGCTGATCCAAGACCCGTGCGGCAGTGACGCCAAGTGGTGTTTTATAACCGAGGATCTGTCTAAAGACGAATACGCAAGGCTTTTTCCGAATGCGTCGCCTCTTTCGACGCTGGAAACGCTAGGTGTTGGGGATCAAAACCTGAGCCAGTGGCTTAACACCGACACAATCCGTATCGCAGAGTATTTTTACTGCGATTACGAACGCAAAAAGCTGAATTTGTACCCTGGCAACGTCACTGCTTTTGACGGTACGCCAGAAGACAAGCAGTTAAAGGCGGTTTACGGCACGCCAAAGAAGTCGCGCGACGCAGAGATCAAGAAGATTAAGTGGTGCAAGATTAACGGCTACGAAATCCTTGAAGAACAGGAATGGGCCGGTAGTTGCATCCCTGTTGTGCGGGTGATTGGCAACGAATACGAAGTTGAAGGCCGCATTTACATCAGCGGTCTAGTGCGTAACGCCAAAGACGCGCAACGGATGTACAACTATTGGACTAGCCAAGAGGCAGAAATGCTGGCGCTGGCTCCAAA